CCATCCGAATTCATTTCACAATGGCAGATAACCCATCCTTATCCCAAGCGATTAGAGAGCGTTTTGAGCGCATGTATTCCGGTGTGTTTTATCAGCGCTATATCTTAGGCCTTTGGGTAATGTCTGAAGGGATTATCTATGACAACTTCGATGAAAACAGCATGGTAATCGATCCGCCCAATGACAGGCATTATGAAAAGTATTATGTTTCCTGTGATTATGGGACTTTAAACCCTACAGTCTTCTTACTGTGGGGCCTTTTTGACGGTACCTGGTACTGTTTGGATGAGTATTACTATTCTGGTCGCGACACACAAAGGCAGAAAACAGACGAACAGTATGCCGATGACCTTGATAAATTCTTAGACGATGTCAAAGCAACAATTATTGTCGATCCGAGTGCAGCTTCTTTTATTGCTGTGCTTAGAAAACGAGGCCGGACAGTTATCAAAGCTAAAAACGATGTTCTGGATGGTATCAGGGCAACGCAAACGGCTATGAATACCGGCAAGATTTTATTTACGAGAAAATGCAAGAACCTGTTTAAAGAACTGGCTTCCTACATTTGGGATGATAAGGCATCGGAACACGGAGAAGACAAACCGGTTAAGCAGCATGATCACGGATGCGATTCTATGCGCTATTTCGTTTATATGATCGTATTCAAAAAGCGCACGATCACGGTCACAAAGAAACCGAATATGTTCTACAAGAATTTTTAAAAAGAATGGAGATGATGAAATGGGAATTGCGATAGACGAGTCGTTATTAGACGATCTTAACGATCCGGGCTTTGATGTTTTAAACTATGCTATCGAGAAACACAATCAAAAGAAAGACCGTTTAAAAAGGTTAAATGACTACTATGACGGCCAGCAGGACATCTTAAGTCATAAAATGCAAAACAATCAGCATTCAAGCAATAACAAAGTTCTGGTAAATCATGCCAAGTATATAACCGATATGATCACGGGCTTTATTGCCGGCAATCCGATCTCTTATTCTGCTGGCAAGGACAAAAACATCGATGCGATTGTGCAGCTGTTTCAGGATTTGAATATTCAAAAACACGATATCGAATCGGAAAAGGATTTAAGTGTTTTCGGTTCTTCTTTTGAGCTGCTTTACGCAAAAGAGATCGGCACACCTGATAAGCCAAGAACAGAAGTGCAAATCGGTTCGATTGACCCGCGCGGGATGGTTATGGTAACCGACGATACAATCGAGCATAACCCTTTGTTTGCGATTCACATTCAGCCTAAATATACGTTAAAAGGCAATGATAGCGGCTTTTTAATAAGTGTTTATACTAAAACCAACGTGATTCAGTATCGAACTTATAGCGGTTCTAAGTTAAGTGATGCCAATATCAAAACGACGACGGTTAAAAAACATTATTTCGGTGATGTTCCGGTTGTCGAATATAGAAACAACGAAGAAAGACAGGGCGATTACGAGCAGAATATCACTCAAATAGATGCCTATAATACTTTGCAATCCGACCGGATTACCGATAAACAAGATTTTATCGATGCTTTGTTGGTTGTCTATGGATTCTCTTTACAAGGAGAAAAAGACGACGAAGACAGTAAAAAATTAAGGAACGGTTTAATTGACGGCGCACCCGGCAAAGGAGAAGAAGGCGCATCGGTCGAATGGCTGACCAAACAATTAGACGAACAGCAAGTCGAACTATTATCTAAATCAATTGAGAACGACATCCATAAAACCTCATACGTGCCGAACATGAATGACGAGAACTTTATGGGCAATGTATCTGGAGAAGCGATGAAATACAAGCTATTCGGGCTTCTTAACCTATTGTCGGTTAAGAGCATGTATTTAATCGAAGGATTAAAAAGGCGTTTGACTCTGGTCCAGCATTTTCTGCAAGTACAAGGTCAGGCAACTGATATTTCAGGCTGTAAGATCACGATTACACCTAATATCCCTGTTAACTTGTCGGATGTTATAAGCAATATCAAAAATGCCGATGGAATTATCCCACGGACTATTACTTACAGCTGGCTGCCGGATGTCGATGATCCGAAAGATGTCGAGGAACAGTTAACAAAACAAAAGACCGATGATATCAAAACCAGTCAGAAAGCTTTAACAGGCGATAAGGGTGCCAACATTGATCAGTCGCCATACAGTGAGGAGGACAGTAAAGATGATCCAAGCAACAATAAAAAGAAAACAGGATCAATTTAGCTTAATTGTCACTGGTCATGCGGGTTTTAACGATTATGGACGTGATATTGTCTGTGCTGCTGTTTCGATTTTATTGGAGCATACAGCTAGTCATTTAGCCGATGCAGTTGTCAAAGACGACGGAATTCGTTACGAACTAATAGCAGTGATTACTGATAATGTCGATCAGGCTTTTGTTTTGGCATTAAAAGACACTTTATGTCTGATATCTGGAAGCTACCCGAAAAATCTATCGGTATCTGTTGAAGGCTGACTATGGCCGATAAAGACAAACTCACTTACTGGGAATTGAGGGCAGTTAGAAACGAGCAGAAAGCCCACAACCAGGCCAATGACAAAGTCGATGTAATTACTAACGCCTACCTGCGTTCACAGGATTATCTAACAAATCAAGTTGATAATATTTATAAGCGGTATTTTGGGGACGGGCAGTTTGCCGAAGAACAGATCAAAGATATTTTAAACACAACCGTTAGCCCAAGTGAACTAGTAACTTTACAAGCTTTGGCCAAAAACATTTCTGATCTGCAATCCAAAAAGCAGGTTGTTGATTATTTATCGGCATTGGCAGCAAAAGGCCGGATTACCCGACTGGAAGAAATAAAAGCCAAAGCATATATATCCGTTAAAAGAGCTGCCAATATTGAACTTAAGGAGTCAACTGATCTATATACGCAGGTTATCCAGGAAGCTTGGAACCAAGCGACGGCCGAAGGAATTATCGGAGATGTAACTAAAGACGTTCAATTATACGAAAAAGGCTATGCTCCTGAACTGGATAAGACAAATAGAACGATTAAAATCGTCAATCCAAACACCGGCAAAACGATCACAAAAGTTAAAGCGATACCTGATAAAGAAATCAAAACATTTAAGCAGTTATCGGATAGTTATGTTAAAGAGGCTTTAAATCAACGTTGGCAGGGCAAAAATTACTCTAACCGTATTTGGAACAATACAGATGCTTTAGCGGATAAATTGGATGAACTATTCACGACGCAATCAATGTCAGGCATGAGTGAATACGATATGGCCAGAGCGATTGAAAAGGAGTTCGGAACCGGCATTTATAACGCCAAACGTTTAATCAGGACTGAAGCCAATTACTTTCACAACCAGACAAAACTTGATGGTTGGAAAGCACACAAGGTTAAAGAATACCAGCTGGTTGCCGTGCTGGATAATCGAACATCGCAGATATGTCGAAAAAAAGATGGTCAAGTATTTTTGGTTAAAGACGCTAAATGTGATGGGGCAGAAGGGAATTACCCGCCTTTTCATGTTTTTTGCCGAACCGTGGCCGTGATCCATTTTGCTAATAGTCCTTATACAGGAACTAGAACGGCCAATAATCCAAACACAAAAACAGCTTTCCAACTGAAACAAAATAAGACTTATCAGGATTGGGAAGAAATTGTTAATCAATCAAAATGACTTTTGACCTGTCGCATGTCTTTAAACTAGGCAAATAACCAGCGTGTACGGGTTTAACTACTCCAACATATTTATTAATCAAAGCATCGTATATGGGATTTTCCTGTATGGGGTGCTTTTTTTATGGAGCGAATTAGATGTGTACGAGCCAAGGAGAAAAAATGTTAAAGAAAGTTAGTTTTTACAGTTCGTTATTGAACTTGCAGCGCTTTGCAGAAGGTGGTGAAGGTTTACAAGGTGACCCAACAGGAAACGAAGACGATCAAGGGCAGAAAAATCCTCAAGGCAAAGAAAATACAAGCGAGCCGTTTAAATCTTTTAAAACCGAAGACGAGTTCAATAGCTGGTTTGATTCGGCTTACGATAAACGCTTTGAAAAATCTTCGGAAACGTTAAAAGCCAAGTGGGAAGTGGAATCCAAGCAGCAAAAGTCATATGAAAAGATGACCGACGCTGAGAAAAAGGAATATGACCTCAACCAAGCCCAAGAAAAACTTAACCAGCGTGAACAGGAAGTAACTATCAAAGAAAACCGCGCCAATATCACCAACAAATTGGCTGAAGACGGACTCCCGGTTAATCTTGCCAAAGCTTTCGAGCCGGCATTTTCCAATACGGACAATCTGGAAACTATCTATAAAGCAGTTACCGAAGGTTTTAGAAACGCTTTAAAAGAGGGCGTTGACAAGGTTTTGGCTGATTCGTCCACTGTTCCGGGAACTAGTGGCAGCGGGGCACAAAAATCTTCTGGTGCTGTATTTGCCGAATCCAATAACAAACAAAAGGCTGGTTCCAAAACTATTTGGGACACATTCAAATAAATCAAGGAGAAGTATCTATGTACATTAAACCCAAAGTAGAAGTCAATCAGCTTAACTTTTTGGCCTCTCAAAAAGTAGTGTCGTTTACACAAACAATCGATTCTACTAATTACAACGTTAAGACCGATGAACTAGGTCACAAAGTGATTCCTGCAGGGACCGTCTTTCCAACCAATGACGATAAGGCAATCGGTGTCACTTACAACGAAGTTGACGTCACCAACGGACCTCAACCAGTAGCGGTTATCCAGGAAGGTTGGCTGCTAGGTCAAAGATTGCCAGTTATTCCAACCACCGCAGCAATCACAGCTATGTCTACGATTCATTTCAAGGATATTGCCGATCTTAATATCGATGCTGGTAGCGGTGAATAAAAACAATTGGAATTAAAAGGAGAAATTATTAATGTTAAAAACAGTTAATTTACAGCGTTTTGCCGACATTGCAGAGTTATTTTCGCAAAAAGATGTTTTGGATTATACCCGCAATCGTGAGTATCCGGTTCTTTTGGGAGACTCGTTATTTCCTGCACGCAAAACTCAATCACTCGAACTGGACGAGTTAACAGCTGGAGCCAGGACACCGATAATTGCATCGTTATCGGCTTTTGATGCCGAAGCGGAGATCGGCAGCCGGGAAGCCAGCAAGCTTTCTTTGGAACTTGCCTATATCAAGCGCAAACTGCAGATCAAAGAAAAGGATCTGATCGCCTTGCAAAATCCACGGACACCTGAAGAACAGAAATACGTTCAAGGCCGCGTCTATAACGATATCGATGTTTTGGTTCAGGGTGTTTTGGCACGTGTCGAAAAGATGACCATGGATGTTCTTTCAACCGGAAAGATTATCGATAAGGACTTAGATATTTCACTTGATTACCAAGTTCCAAGCGAACACCAAGCCACCCTGACTGCAAGCAAGACTTGGGATAACGATGGTGTCGATATTTTAGCCAACCTTACTTTCTGGTCAGACTCTTTGGATATTGCTCCAACCCGTGCTTTGACCTCTAAGAAAATCTATCGTCTGATCACGACTAATGCCAAGGTCCTGCAGGCTATTTTCGGAACTTCCACCCGTGCATTGAGCCAAACTGAATTTGACGCCTTTATGCAGTCGCAGGGACTTCCTGTTATTCGTACTTACGACAACAAGTATAAAGAGCAGGGCAAAGACGGCAAGTACACTTCCGAACGTTATTTCCCTGAAAACCGGATTGTTTTAATGAATGACGATTTGCTGGGCGAGAAAATCTTTGGACCAACACCTGAAGAAATCAGTCTGTCCGGAGACTCAAGCGTCAAGACCAGTCAATTCGGCAATGTCTTTGCCACGATCTATAAAGCAAGTATCGATCCGGTCGGTGTATGGGAAAAAGCTGCCGCAACTGCCTTGCCTGGATTTGCAGCGGCCGATGAAGTCTTTCAGGCACAGGTTCTCGCTTAATTTCAGGAGGTTCAGGCAATGAATGATACAGAACAAATTCAAGCCCTGATTACTCGATTGGGCATTGGCAAAGAATTGGCAACCGACTTCTACAACGATGGTGTAGCACAGGTTCTTGACTACACAAATCGAAAGAAGCTAGTCGGTAATATGCCGGTTTACGCTAAAAAGCTTGCCATCATTGCCTTCAACCGTAACGGAACCGAAGGTGAAACCGAACGTGTCGAAGGTGGCGTTACCAATGAATTCGAAGCCGGGATTCCTTTGAGTATTCGGCAAAGTTTGGCCAAATATCGCAGGGCCGTAATCGGAGAACTGCCATGAGATTAAAAGAGAGCGATTTAAAGACCGTTTATCTGCGTGAATTGATTCATGGCCAGGACGAAGAAGGCCACGATTTAAAACCGTCATGGGGAGAAGCGATCGAATTGCAAATGAATATTCAAAGCGCCGGCGGTTCTGTAAATGCTCAAATTTGGGGCAAAGAACTTAAGTACATTAAGTCCTGCCGTTATCAGGGCGACTTGATAAGAGAAGGTGTTAACGAGAACTGGGGAATTTGTTTGTATGCTACAAGTAATAGCGATCCAGATTATCTGATCGATTCGATTCAGACCTTTTCCACTCATAAAAATATCACCTTAGAAAAACGGGATAAGGGAAGTGGAACAAATGGCTGAAATCGAGATTAAAGGACTTGATCGTTTGAAATCCAAACTACAGCGCCTGCCGAAAATTATGAAAAATTCGGCTTATGATGCCAACTTCGATATTGTCGAAAAGGTTGAAGGCTATGCCGTTAGAGAACTTCAATCGAGTGTCAAACATGGCAGTGGAGAACTGGCACGGAGCCTGAAATATGAAGTAGTCGATAAAGAAGGCAATCTTGTCGGTCGTGTCTGGACCGATAACCCGGTTGGCGTCTATCGAGAATTAGGAACAGGACTTCACGGACAGGAATCGCCTAAGAATTTGCCGGAAGGACAAAGTATTGCTTACCGGCAAACACCCTGGTTTATTACAGCCGAAGAGGTCGATGGTGATTTGAATGCCTTGTATGGAATTCCAAAGATCGAAATCAACGGCAAAATTTTTTATCGAACCAGTGGACAACCGGCCAGGCAATTTTTGGTGCCGGCCATTCAACAGGTCGAAGACGAAGCGCCAACCATTATTAAGAATCGTGTTCAAAGCGATTTGCACGATCAGTTAGGAGCTTCATGACAGAGATAATCAACATGAGTTCCAAAACTTTTCAGCTGCTGAAGTCTATCAGCGATATTAAACAGGTCGCAAGCAACTATCCCGACAGTTTTACAGTTTATCCGACTGCTATTTATCAGACTTCTCATAAAGCACATTTTGTTAACAACCATATGCAGGAGATGCAGACGGAATGGACGATTACGGTTGACTTGTTTGTCGACTACGGCAGCTTAACAGATATTACAAATAAGCTCATATCGCTTTTTAGAGCTATGGGCTTTTTAAATGACACGGCCAGCCAAGATCTTTCCGGTATTACCAGAACAGTGATTCGCTTTACTGGGATCGTTGATAACGAGCTGGGCCGTGTCTATCAGAAAGGATAAAGATGAAAAAAATTAATTTACAACGCTTCACCGGGACAGTCGATTCAAGTGCTGGACTTATCGCTACGGGAACAAAACTGGAATATTCGTCTAATGGTACTGCTTTTTCAGAAGTTGCCGACGTTCAGACGGTCCCTGATATCGGACAGGCACCCGAAACGGTCGATGTTACTTCTTTGACCGATACGAAGCGCAAGAGCGTTTCTGGTTTGGCCAATGCCGCCAATCTGGCTTTTCAGGTTGTCTACAAAGGAGACAATTTCAAAGACCTGATCGCAAAAGACGGTGACGGTGTCCAATACCATTGGCGTGTTACTTACCCGGACGGAATGACGGCAACCTTCACCGGTTCGTTTTCATTGCAGATGGGTAACGTGGCTGTTAACGGGGCATTGAACTTTACGATCACGGTCGTTGTTTCAGATGGCCCGAACTTCGCTGCCGCTACAGCGTCAACAGGAGAATAAAAAAATTTGTCGCCTAACAAATCAACAGTTCCTTATGGGGCGGCCTTAATGGAGAAAATTAATGGTAAAAAAAGCAACAAAAAGCCTTCAATTCGGCGGATTAACGCTGGAATTAAAAATAACTTCCCGTGATGTTTTAAATATCGAGAAGCGTTTGGGCAAGTCAATGATGAGCTTGTTTATGTCTGGTGACGGTTCGATGAAACTGCCGCCTTTAAACGAAATGTTGATTGTATTGCAAGGATCCAACCAAACACACGGTGTATCCGACAGCGATATTTTAAAGGCTTTCGGCAAGTATTTCGATGACGAAGGCCATTCACCAATGGAATTATTTTCCGTGCTGACCGATTTGTTTCAGGACTCCGGTTTTTTCGGCAAAAAGGATTCGGCTTCGAAGACAGTTTTGGAATCGGCACCGGTCCTGGACAACCAGCCAAAAGAGGACAGCGACCTGCTTTAAAAGAAAAGTATTCGACTGTTTCGGAACTGCTTTATGCTATTTATCCCTTATCGGTTCAATCCGGCATCGATGCCGAACAGTTTTGGGAAATGAATTTTGAAGAGATTATGGTACAGACCTTGGCCAACAATCAAAACAAAGTTCAACAAATGCGCATGCGGGCGATTATGGATCACAAGCAATCCGAATTGATGGCTTATGCCTTAAACGATCCTTCCAAGATGCCAAAAGCAGAAGAAGCCTATCCGTTTCTAAAACAGTTTGAAAAGGTCCAGGACAAAGTACCTGATTGGAAAAGAGACCAGCTGCTATTAATGCAGCAGGCTCAAAGGATTAAAGCGGCTAAAAGCTGAATAATCGGATAAAAAGATGAAAGGAGGTTAATCACATGGAGCTAGAAGAACTCGAAGTTCTTTTCAAAATGAACACCAGCCAGATCCAGCCGATGCTGGACAAACTGCAAAGTTCTTTTCAACAAGCACTCGGCAAGACTGCCGATACGGCTAAGACCGGCATGGAAAAAACCGAAAGTGCCATGGATGTTTCCAAGGGAATGGCGAAGGTTTCCAGCCAGCTGTCCAAATTAAACGAGACAATCGGCATCCACTTCGATCGGATGAAAACGACAGTCGGCCAAGGTACCGCAAAGATCGATCAAAGCAGCGGCAACATGTTCGGGTCGACAAAACAAAAAGTCGGCCAGGACCTTGATTCCGTTCTGGCAATTATCAATTCCAAAATGAATCAGGCAAAAGCCGCACAGGCCAAGATACACGATCTGATGAATCAGAAAAGTTCTTTGGCCGTCGATCAGCAGACGGGTACTCAAGGCGTTAAGTTCGATAGTCAGATTGCTACGGCACAGGCTCAAATGACCCGTTATCAAACTCAGGCCAGAGCTCTTGCTCAATCGATGAAAACGGAATTCAACGAAGTTCCCGATTCGCTCTATCGGATTTCTTCGGCCATGGATCAAAACGAGACGAAGATCAATGGTCTTAATTCCCGTTTGAAATCCTTGCAGGGAGAATACAAGGATGTTGCCGAAACGATGAATCTGATGGGCAACAGCAGCAAACTGGAAAAGCAGAGTGCCTACCTGGAAAAATCGATGATGAGCGTTCGAGAGCAGATTAATAAACTGGTCAGTTCAAACGACAGTCTAAATAAATCCTATGCCTACGTTTCGGATCGGGGAGAAAAACTTAAGTCGGTCGTCGGGAGTCTGGATACAACGCTTGCCAATAATTCCAAAATGGCCACGGCTTCGTCTTCTTCGATGAGAAACATGGGATCGTCCATGAATGAAGCCGGTGGCCGTATGAGAAAAATGGGCAACGACGGCAATTCATCAATGGACAAAATGGCTGCCGGGACAAGAAGGTCTTATACGGCTTTAGGCGAATTGGTCAGGCAGGTCCGTTTTCTTCCGGCTATGCTGGTTGTTTACGGACTGCTTTATCAGGGGATTATGAACCTGGCTTCCGGATTTATGAGTGCTTTGAAAACCAATACACAGTTTTCAAGCAGCCTTAATCAGATTCAGGTTAACCTTCTTACGGCCTTTTACCCGATTTACAGCTATATACTGCCGGCAATCAATTCTCTGATGGCTGCTTTAAGCAAAGCAACTGCTTGGATTGCTCAGTTTGTTGCCGCACTGGCCGGCATGAGCTATTCGGCCGCCCGTAAAGGGGCTTCCGGGTTATACTCGCAAATTCAAGCTATGAACGATACTTCGTCGGCTTCTAAAAGTTCAGCTGCTGCAATCAAAAAAGCCAATGAGCAGATTGCTGCTTCCAACAAAGCTGGTGCTGCTCAGGTCAAAGCGGCCAACAAGCAGATAACAGCTTCCAACAAAGAAGCTCAGGCTGCTTTTGAAGAGACGAAGAAAAAGAACAAAGAACTGGCTGAATCTCTGATGGGCTTTGACGAGATCAACGTGCTTGATAAAAGTTACGGCAATGATTCTCTGCAGGCTCCCGAAAAACAGTCTCTGCAGACTTTCACACCGCAGGACAAGCAGACGGCCGACAGTTCCGATCTTTCTTCAGGTACTGGTGGAGGATTGGATTTCAGTGCTCCTTTAAAACAGTCCAACAAATTGATTGGCGTCATTCAGGGATTAAAGAAAATCCTTGGCGAACTGTTCGATCCAATGCAGCAGGCTTGGCAGGCCAAGGGGCAAAAGGTTGTCGATTCCTTTAAAAATGCCTGGAATCAGATTTTGAAACTGCTGGGCGATGTCGGCCAGTCGTTTCTTCATGTCTGGGATGGCGGAACTGGTGAAAAGATCATGGCCAATATCTTTGATATTATCGCCAACGTCTTTAATATTGTCGGCAACCTGGCCGGGCAGTTTGACAAAGCTTGGAAGCACGGCGATGTCGGCACATCAATCTTTAAAACACTATTGGGCTTTGTCAATGATTTTCTTTCGGCATTAAATGATATGACATCGGCCACAGCCAAGTGGGCTTCTAAGATTGATTTCACGCCGTTATTGCAGTCAATTGACGGACTGTTAAAGGCCATCAGGCCAATTCTAAAAGATGTTTGGGATGGACTGGACTGGGGATACCAGCATGTGCTGTTGCCATTAGCGACATTTGCGATTACTGATTTGATTCCGGATTTCTTTGATCTAGTCAGTGCGGCTCTAAAAGTAATCGGCAGTATCATCAATGCTTCTAAACCGGCTTTTAGCTGGTTTTGGGATTCCTTTCTCGAACCTTTGGCCAAATGGACCGGCGGGGCGATTGTTGGTGTTTTAAAAACGCTAACTAATGCTTTAAGCGGCGTTTCTGGTTGGGTCGACAAGCATCAAAAAGCTGTCGAATTTATCGCTAAAACCCTGTTACAGATGTTTACCTTTAAAGTCGGCTTTGGTGCTTTGAACACAGGTGTTGGCCTGATTGGAAAAATTGCCGATAAAGCAGTTATTATCGGCGGCAAAGGGAATGTCTTGGCCTCGTTTTTTGGAAAGATTACCGGTTTAAGCAGTTTGAAAGAAGCTGCTACCAATGTTAAAACCTTGTGGTCTTTAGCTTCCATGAAATGGGAGGATTTTGCTAAAGGCGTGACGGGCATGGCCAGCGCCATTAAGAACTGGTCTGCCTGGTCTAAGATTGCTACTGCTGCTCAGGCAGCATGGAATGCGGTTCTTGCAGTGAACCCAATCTATTTGGTTGTGGCGGCAATTGCTGTTTTGGTTGCCGGGCTCGTTTGGTTCTTTACGCAAACGAAGACCGGACAGAAAATCTGGTCTGATTTTATCAAGTGGCTGAAGAATGCTTGGACGGATATTCAAAAGTTTTTTGTCAATCTTTGGAATGCCATTGCCAAGTTCTTCAGCGATATATGGAACGGCATGAAAACAGCTGGTTCCAAAGCCTGGAATTGGATTTCTGATGCCTTTAAAAATACTTTCAATGGCATCGGATCCTTTTTCCGCAGCATTTGGAACGGCCTGGCCACTTTCTGGAACAATATCTGGGGAGGTTTGAAGTCGACCGGGTCCAACGCTTGGAATTGGATTTCTAAAACAATCAGTGGTGTGCTGGGCGGTATTAATTCAGGCTGGCATTCGATGTGGAACGGCATAGGAAGTTTCTTTACCGGTGTTTGGAACGGGATTAAAAGCACGGTTAAGACCGCTATGAATGATGTTATTGGTTTTATCAATAGCGGTATTAAAGGGATTGATTCGGTCATTCATGCTTTTGGCGGTTCTAAAACAGCCATTGGATTAATTCCTAAATTTGCCAAAGGAACGCCCGGAGCTCCAAAAGGCTTGGCAATGGTTAATGATGGTGGCGGTCAAGAAGCCATCATCGACAATCAGAAAAATGTGCATGTTTTGGATGGAGAAAATCAACTTGTTGATTTCGAAGGCGGGGAAACGGTTATTCCTTATGAAGCGTCAAAGCCCTTGTTAGGCAATGGAATTAACCATTTTGCCAACGGAACTTTTGGCTGGCTTTCCGGATTTGGCAACTGGATAAAAGACAAATGGGAATCGATTACTAAATTCATTTCCAATCCTGTCAAAGCTTTGCAAAACATTGCCGGAGACACGATCAAAAGTTTATCCGGCGGCAAGTCCAGCTTGGTTTCCAATATCGCTCCTGCTTTGGGCGGTGGATTGATAAACGGTATTGCAGCACCATTCAAAAGCTTATTGAGTTCCTTTAAAAGTAAGCACGATGCAGAAGACGAATCGCCAGCCGGATCTGGGGTCCAACGCTGGAAAGATACGGTTAAAAAAGCGTTAAGCAAAAATAATCTATCTACCAGTACTTCAATGGTCAACAGAATACTAAGGCAGATCCAAACTGAATCGGGTGGTAACGAAAAAGCGGTACAGCATGGCTATACCGATGTGAATTCAATCAGCGGTGATTTGGCCAAAGGCCTTATGCAGGTTATCTCTGCTACTTTTAATCATTATAAATTTTCAGGGTATGGAAATATTTCTAAAGGTTACGATAACCTGCTGGCTGCTTTGAACTATGCCAAACATCGTTACGGACCTTCTCTCTCTTATCTGGGACGGGGTCATGGATATGCCAACGGTGGTCTAATCGATAAGGACGGAATGTATCGGGTCGGCGAAGGAAATAAACCAGAGATGGTGCTTCCTTTGACTGATACTCCTAGAGCAATGGAACTTATTAAACAGGCAATGAAGTTTATGGGTCAAACCTTTGGAAATGGTTTGCAAATGCCGTCTTCTCTTACCAGTGAAACTGATTTAAATAGTTTGAACGCAGCAACTGGCAATCAAAGCAGCAACAATCAGGGAGGAATTAATCAATTTGGCTCAAATATTGTTAATGCTTTGGTTCAGGCTTTGCAGATGAATACCGGAAACTCAGCTGCCAACAGCCAACCGGTCGATTTGAATCTAACAGTTCAAATTGGCAATGAAACGATTGGCAATGCAGCTATTAAAGGAATCAACGAAGTTAATCAAAAGAACGGAAGAAACATGCTGAAACTATAAAAGGAGGCGGTTAAACTTGGCACAATATGCTTTATCGATTAATGGGGCACAGGTTAAAAGCCCGCAAACATTAGAATGCGCCGTCCAGGATATCGATGCAAAAGCTGACCGTGACTCCAATGGACTTTTGCATCGGGATCGGGTCGCTGTGAAAAGGAAACTCTCTGTAAAATGGGGGCCTTTAACGGTCAGCGAATGCAAAACGATTTTAACTGCCATGTCTGGGCAGTTTTTTTCTTGCACTTATTTGGATCCTCAGGAAGGCACCTTATCGACGAGAACGTTTTATGCAGGTGATCGGACAATGCCGGTTTATACGTTCAACGAACAGCTGTCCACTTATGTTTGGCAAAATTTATCAGTTGACTTTATCGAACAATAAAACAGAAAGGAGGGTAAATATTTGATTATACAAACTACAGCTGCCACGGCTGCCTGGAAAGCATCCCAAAGAACGCTTGATACAGTGGTGACAATTGACGGAACGGATTATCACACGTCTGATATAACATCAATTGCCTATGACGGCGGGGCATTTACCGGCGATACATTTTCGATCGGGTCGACTTATGAAAACAGTGTCACGATAACTTTTTCCCACTTGGTCGAGGGTTTTGTTCAAGGACAATTAGTGGCGCCAAAAGTCGGTGTCAAATTGGTGGATGGAACTTTCGAGTACAGTCCGTTGGGAATATTCGTTATTTCAGACGATATCGAAATGGACCGGAACAATGATGTAACGACTATCAAAGCTTACGACTTGATGTGTATGCTGGAAGGAACTTATACCTCAAAACTCACTTATCCGGCCAAAATGACAGACGTTATTGCCGAGATTGCGAGTTTGTCCGGAGTACCGTTGAATTCTGACGATATTGCCCGTTTGCCTCTTATGAATAACCTGGCCAAAGCAATTACCGGACAGACTTATCGAAATGCGATCGGGTGGATAGCCCAGTTTTATAGCGGTTTTGCCTTGTTTGATCGTGACGGCAAGCTGACAATCAGAACGATTAACGATACGGATTATGCGATTGATGCCGGCCAGTATTTACAAGGTGGCCTGACCAAAAACGAAGCTGCCTATGTGATCGGTGGGATTCAATGCCAGGTCACGACCACTACGACTGATTCGGACGGTAATTCGACTGACGACACGGTCACTTTACAGTCCGGTAGCAGAGCGGGCTCGCAGGTTCAATTGACTAATAACGTCATGACCCAAGAACGGCTTGACGCAATCTGGACCAAACTGCAGAATCTGGCTTTCTATCCTTTTAGTCTGAATTGGTTCGGTAATCCAGCGATTGAAGCAGGCGACTGGTTTGCTTTGCAGGACACGAAGGGCAATCGATTCAACGTACCGAATTGTTCTTACACGATGACCTTTGATGGTAGTTTTTCTTCTGTTTCGTCGGCCCAACAGACTTCGACATCGTCCGACATTTATTCTTACAATGGCGATTTAACATCGGCTATCAATAAATTAAAATCGCAAACGGCCGGGTTAAATTCCTATACGCATATTGCTTATGCCGATGACGCTACTGGAAAAGGTTTCTCACAAGACCCCACTGGCAAAGCCTATTTGGGCGTTTACACGGATTCCAATTCTGTCGATAGCACGGATCCGGCTAAATATGTTTGGATGCAGACCAGAGGAAGTGATGGAGAAGATGGCACCAGTGTCGAGTCTTCTACTGTTGCTTATCAGGCTGCCACGAGCGGGACTATTACGCCAACCGGTACATGGGCTAGTGACATACCGGTGGTTCCGGCTGGCCAGTATCTTTGGACGAAAACCGTTTTTCATTATTCTAATGATTCCACCTCCACAACTTACAGCGTCTCTTATTTCGGGACTAACGGCTCCAATGGAACTGCGGGTATACCTGGAGCGGACGGCAAGACACCGTATTTTCACACGGCTTATTCGACAGCTTCCGACGGGTCGACCGGTTTTAGTACGACCGACCCGACTAACAAGACTTATCTAGGGACTTACAGCGACTTTACACAAGCCGATAGTACGAACGCGGTATCTTATGACTGGGTTAAAATTCAAGGCAATACAGGCGCCACTGGTGCAACGGGGGCAACGGGAAAAGGAATTACATCGACCGTTATTACTTACCAAGCCTCGACTAGCGGTACTGTCGCTCCTAGTGGGACTTGGAGCTCATCGATACCGTCTGTGTCTGCAAGTCAATATCTGTGGACTCGGACGGTGATGACTTTCTCTGATGGGGCGAGCACAACGTCCTATTCCGTAGGGATGATGGGAGCTACGGGTGCCAAAGGAGACACCGGCGTGCAGGGAATACCTGGTGCTAACGGCCAGAGTTCCTACCTGCATATCGCTTATGCCGATTCTGCCGATGGAAAAACGAATTTCAGTATTACTTCTGCCGGATTAAGGCAGTATATCGGAACTTATACGGATTTTACATCGACAAGTAGTTCTGATCCGACTAAATATGTCTGGCAGCAGACTAAAGGAGATACTGGTGCACAGGGACCCGCCGGAACTGATATCACAGCGATTACTTATGGATCGACTGCTCCAAGCAGTCCTAAAGAAGGGGATGTTTGGTATAAGCCGAACGGCAATTCTATTCAGATTGAAATTTATCATAACGGTTCATGGGTGCTCGATATCGATGATTCGATCGTGCAGAGAATTACCGATGCAACCAAAGATGTGCTGACTAGTGCCAAAACTTATACCGATGATACGGCAAAAAATGTAATTGCCGAATTAAGCTCGGCCAACAAAATTGTCAATTCGGAGTTTGATACGGACACAGCTCAAAAGAATGTTGTTGAAAGTTCAACAACTGTTCCGACTCCTAATTCAAAAGGATATGCCGATCAAACAATTGTCGGACGCAATCTGCTGAGAAACACGAGTGCTTTTGCTAATACGGATCACTGGAGCAATTCCGGTGGCGGTTCTTCTTTAGCAATTGTTTCTCGTGCTTTTTATCAAAACGGTCAAGGTAAATTACTAAAACTTTCGACTTCCGGAACTACGGAAGTATTTTTAATGTCCGAGCATTTTTCCGTTCAAGCCGGTGAAAGCTATACCTTTCAGATTAAAGCCTTCAATAACTCCAATGTCGTTTCAATGGATTTCTTTGCTTTGGGACGCCAAACGGGCAGCACTTCCGATTATACGAAGGTTGTCGCAAGCAAACTTAGCATGCAGCCTTCGATTAGCGGTATTGGCACTTTCTCATTTTCTTTTACGGTTCCCGATGGTATCGGAGAACTTTATATAAGGATTGATAACAACGGTTCTAAGGTTTCCGGCAGCAGTGCCGATCTTTATGTTGCCGAAATGAAATTGGAAGTCGGATCTTTGACTCCTTACATTAAAGCGCCTGAAGATTTAGCTATTGCCAATTGGCAGGATACGATTGTTAATGATCCGGTAGATGGAACTTATGTTGTTTCCGGTACGACATCAACTAAAGCCTCAACGGTTCAAGTAAAGAACTCAGCCGGTACGATTGTTGCATCTCAGGATCTCAGCCAGTCTAAAAATTCCGATCAGACATTTACGCGAGGCAGCTTTTCGGCTGTGACTCACGATAACGACGATGGGACCGGCACGGCCAGTATTCCTACTCCGACTGCTGGTACTTCTTTGATAGTTGTCGATGAATTAAATAAAAATATTTATTCGAACAACAATATGAGTGTTCCTAATCTAGCTAGGGATAGCGAAATGCTATTGGGACTGAGTGGAACTGATTCGGATCCGCATTTTTCTTATAACTTGGCAGACTTTGTATCGATTGTTGCCAACGGATATAACGGCCACAATGTCTTGGATATCAAAAGATCCAGCGGTTCCGGAACTTTGGTGGCGATTACGGCATATCAAAATTCAGTTCCAGGAGATGCCTGGTCGATGGGATTTTATTACCGGGTTCTTACTGATACAACTTTTTCAAATGATTCTTCCTGTTACTTTGATCCAAGAACATCAACCGGGACCGCAGCAACTGTACAAGGGAAAACCATTTTAACCGCTGGAACCACATGGAGGTATGTAAAAGTCGAAGATGCAGTAATGCCAAGTACGACTGCCAAGGTACGCTTTCGTTTCGATATGTTGGGGACTGGTCATATACAGATCGCACTCCCAATGATGGTTAAAGCTGTAAAAGCAGTCGATTATGTATCGGATACAATTGATGTTTCCAAGTGGGTGGCAACACTGCCAGCAGATGGAAAAAGCTATAAAGCTACGATCAAAGCGCCTAAAGATACGACAGCAACAATTTTGAATTTTAATATGCCGACAGCGATTGATCGATATAATTTTTCGTTTTCTTTTCCGGCGGTTATGGGAAATTACACGCTGGCTTTGTCGGAGGCGACTTATTCTTTTACAGTTCAGCAGAATCTTTTTCCAGTTACTTCGAACGGATATGTAGTTTCAAAGACTGGTGTCATTTCCGGAAAAGCGCCTAATAATACTTCTGTGATTTACCTTCTGTCAAGTTCGGGAGGAAGCTATTCGACCGGCGTTCAATCAGACGGCAGTTTTGCTATTGCAGTCAACACGGACGGCAGTGGCTATACGATTCATGCTGAATACCAGCAAAGTTATCTTGGTCTGACCGACTGGCACGATTTCAGTCCGGACCTGCCGGCTTCCTCCTATATATCAGCTAATGAACTTGTTTCTGGATCCAAAGTTATTGAAGTGACTAACAATACACTTTATGCCGATGATATTCCGAGTTTTGCTAATGTTGCGATCTCTGTTGGCGCTCAGTTTAAATTGATTTCCGGGACGGCTAAATTGGCCGTTGTTTTTTATAAAAACGATGGAACCAATCTGGGAACCCAATCGGTTTCGATTGCTGGCAGCGATTGGACGAGTTTTAGTTTGATAAATATCGTTACACCGGCAAACGTCGATTATATCCGGGTTATGGTCCAGGCACCGTCCGGAACCGTTCGCTTTACTCGGGCCATTTTGGTATTTTCGGCCAGTCTGCCGGCTTATACGCCGGGCATTGGGATTTCCGGCAAAGGCGTTCTTGGTTTGTTCAACAACAATTATGTATTGGGGATGTTAAGCAATGCCGGAGCTGTGGTTTCCGGTATTAACGGCAATGCAGACGGTCTGCGTTTGACAGGCAAAACAATTTCTTTAGATGGCGATACAGTGGCCACTGGCGATTTTTGGGCAAGCCAGATTAATGCGATCAAAATTAACGCTGCCAACATCGTAGCCGGTGAGCTCGATGCCAATATTATTCACGTTATCCACCTGGATGTTTCCAGTCTGACCGGCGATATTACTTCGTTTATTAAATCTAATTGGGCAGATCCTTATGGAAACAATATTGATATTGAAGGATCGGAAATTTCTCTGCATGACAACCAAAAAAACTACGAAATGCTTATCAAGGCCAGCGAGATCGATATCAATAACCTAAACGACGGTTCCTACACGAAAATAAGTAATGGAAATATTGAAATGGCTAATAGTTCGCCAACTGGTCACATCGAAAGCGTCGGCGGTTTGATGCTCGGAGAAAACGTTGTCGACGAACGCTTGAATGGCATCTATTTAATTGCCAACACTTATGGCAAAGGCGGGACAAACCATAATATCGATAGCGATAGTTATTGGGCTGCCGATGATGTCGGGATTGCATATAGAAACGATTCCACAAATGAAAATTTCGGTGTCGCTTATCGCTATAACGTCACCAGTGGGCTCAACCTGTTTTTTGCTCCGGTCGATTTCAATGGCTATAAATTCAATATCCAGGGAGCTGGAGAAACTTTTAATCTGACATGGGTATCATGGTCCGATCTTTCTTCCGGTTGGAAGTACCCAGCCATTCATTCTTATGGATCGGCTGCTAAAGGCGGTATCGCAATTGGCGGAAATGCCGTCTATGCATTTGGATTAGCCGGGCGTACGCAATTAATTTAATTTGAGAAAGGGCATAAAATATGCACACTACACTAAATCAGGACTTTAAAGACGCTAACGGAAACGTTCTTTATAGTTTGTCGACGGTTTTGAACGGGGATGGCAAGACACCTGTTGTCCAGACGGTTGGAAGCACAGCCCCTGTGGGTTTCAACGATGACGGTTCTCCGATTATGCCTCAAGTAGACGAAGAAAAACTTTTGGCTGATCAGCAGTCTTTTATGTCTCGAGCCATCACGGTTCAAAAAGTATTAAGTCAGTCCAACGGGATTGATCCGTCGCTAGTAAATATGATTGGAGCTGAAAATGATTCAAAAAATAACACTTAAGAGGCGTTTTCTAGCAGCTTCGATTAAACTCTTGGCTGATCTGGCTAATTCAGGCGGAATGAATGTCAAAGAGGCTAGAGCAGTCAAGTTCTTTATTAGGGACGCAAGTCCAAAACAACAAGAGATTCAGGAAATAACCAAAGACCTGGTCGAAAAGCATGCCGGAAAATACGACAAAAAAGCTGTGCTTTTCTTTAAAGACGATTCCATTGAAAAAGACTTTTACAAAGACTTGCTTGATGCCCTTGACGAAACGATTACGATCCTTGCCGCTTTTGACCGGCAGTTTACTGTTTTAAAGCATTTCTTTGATAACTACGAAGGTGAATTGCCAAAAGGCAACCGGGTCGGTTTTGATATTTTTACGGATGCTTTAGAGAAAGGGAACACTGATTAATGGAAGCTTTCTTTAAAGATGCTTTGACTTTCTTAGGGGCCATTCTGGCTGCTTATATGACGGCCAAGATTACGGCTTCTCTTAAAAATGAACCAGCCTTTGCCGATAGAGTGATCCAACAGACAGACACGATCGTTAATCTGCAAGGCAATGTATCCGAACTAAAGGATAAACAGCTGGAGGCCGAAGAACGGCATGCCAAAGATACGGAACTGATCAAAAAACTCTTGGATCAAAACCAAGAGAATCAGAAGCTGATCAAGACCTTACAGGATCAAAACAAAATCCTAAAAAAGCAGAATAAACTCTTGTCCGATTATGCTAAACGTAATGGTTTTCCCTTGGATGATATCCTGGCAGGCAAAGCGTCTTGAACAAACAATTTAATCTATTAAAACTTATATGCAGCACTGGCTTATTCTTGGCCGGTGCTTTTTTTGGAGGTTATCCTACATTGAAAACTAAATTAAAAACCTTATTAACGGCAGTTGTCTTATTACTGTCTTTTTCTTTGCCGCTGTCAGCCTATGCCGCTAAAAACGATCAAGGCGTCGACTTGTCACACTGGCAGGGAGATACGGCCGTTTTCGGACAGGCAAGCGACAAATTTGCCATTATCCAATTGGGTGGCTATTACGATGGCTACTTTAGTCCACAGTCGACTTATGCCACACAGGTCGCAAGTACGATCGCACAGGGCAAAAGGGCACACACCTATATTTATGCTCAATTCTCTAGCAATTCCGAAGCTGATGAGATGTTAAATTATTATCTGCCCAAGATTCAAACCCCTAAGGGTTCGATCGTGGCTTTGGATGTTGAATCAGGCAGCCCGAACACAGTCAGTGTTAAGTATGCCTTGGACAAAGTACAAGCAGCTGGTTACACAGCCGTTTTGTATGGTTATAAGTCTTTTCTAACTAGTCATCTAGACCTTGAAAGTCTGGCTAAGGCATATCCCTTATGGATGGCTGAATATCCTAATTACAACGTAACGACTAGTCCCAACTATAATTACTTTCCAAGTTTCGACAATATCCATCTATTCCAATTCACCAGTACCTATAAGGCTGGTGGCTTAGATGGTGACATTGATTTAACTGGGATTACTGATAACGGCTACAAAGGGACGACTACAGCCCCATTGGGTGGAACAGCCGTTAAAACCACTACTTCTACACCAGCCGTGAAAGTCGGTCAGCAAGCCAACAACACACCAAAGAGTTCGATCGTTGTTGGTGATACGGTCAAGGTCAACTTCTCGGCTTCTAAATGGTCGACTGGCGAATCAATTCCAAGCTGGGTCAAAGGCAAGTCTTATAAAGTAGCACAGGTTTCAGGAAACAATGTTCTCTTGGCTGGGATCAGTTCCTGGATTAGTAAATCTAATGTTGAGATTCTGTTAACGACTTCAACCAGTTCAGCACTTAGTTCTTCTAGTTCTACCGGCACTTATACAGTTCAATCGGGCGATACTTTATCGGCAATAGCAGCTAAGT